CCACGGAATGGGATTACTTCAGAAACATTGAGGAAGGAAAAAGAACAAGAAAAGCAAAGTTTTTCATGGAGGCTTCTCCAAGCATCATCAAGATTATCCACGAACGCAAAAGAGGCGCAGATTACCGTGTTTGGGAAAGTGATGTATCTGAAAAAGTCTATGTTCAAGACTTTAAGATGGTTTTGAATTACATCAAAAAAGTACAAACACGGGTAGGTAAATTGAAGTCTGGATGGTGGTGGGCTGGTAAGTTTCTTGGAAAGATGCGTCGTGCCGACTGGGTTAGTGAACAAGGGTCAAGCACATCAATTATCAGACCTCAACTTACTGGAGATAAACCCGGTGTATTGGTAGGGAACACCCTTGGGCGCGCACACTCAATGGGATGGCACCTTTTCGCCTTGGCGCGAAACTACCGACACTTTGCCCTTCGAAATCAAATTATCCAAACCCTAAAAGGCTCCAAAAATAAAGGCAGGATTCTTGATGCCGCAAGACAACTCCAAGGTATCCAAATCTCTACTGAACAATGACCACCCCGTTCTATTCCATCCGTAGCATCTTGGAGTCCAAACTGACTCCCTACATCGCCGCTGGCATCCCCGGCGTGGCCGTCCACAAGGGCATCACGGATGATGTGCGCGTACTCCCGCAGATCATCGTATACGCCGAAAGCGCCTCCGCCGCAGACGCCCTTGGCTCAAAGCCCCTTGGGAACTACCAAATCAGCCTCAAGGTGTACGTCTACTCGTCCGCCGACGACGAGACGCTGGATACCCACCGCGCGCGGGTGCAGGAGGTAATGAACCTCCTCAACGACGATGACGCCGTCAAAGCCCTTTATACCCCGGCTACGGACGGTCAAATCTACGACCTGTGGATTAACTCGGACGACGAGGGCATGAGCCAGCGCCGATACGGCAACGTCCTTGATTTCACGGTATTTGGCGTCCTTCCCCCCGCCCCTTGACATTCGGCTAAACTCAAAGAACAACTATGGCTTCTATCGACTACGGCGTGGCTCACTTCTTCGGTTTGCGGGGTACCTCGACCTACATGACGGTTCAAAGTGACAGCATCACCCAGTCCTTCGCGCTCGACGTTGAAGTGGCCGATGTTACTGGCAAGGTCATCACCGACCGCCTCGACGATCGCCGGAATGAAGTTACCCTTGATGGCGTCTTGCTTGAAGCAGACGACCTCCCTGCCAACGGCACCAAGTTTTCGTACAATTCCATTGTTTATATCCTCAAGTCCATTGACGACAAGGGTACCAATAAGGATTTCCGCAAGGTGAGCGTGAAGGGCATCAAGTACGAAGGCATCACCCTTGTCATCCCCTAACCCCTAACGGGGTTCCGAGTATGGACACTCGGTTCATCAAGGCTACCACAGCCCTGCCTACGCTCAATCGGGTGTGCGGCAGGGTTTTGCTTCCCTTCTGCCTTCGGCATCGTGTCCTATTGGAGTCGATTGACTCGCCGTTCCTAAACCCGGATGACAGGTCTTTCACCGCGCGTGACGTAATCTGGGCCATCAAGATCATCAGCACACATGATAAGGCAGTCCTAAACAAAAGCCTTTCCTTGCAAGAGCGCCTATGGGTATGGTTGCTGAACAAGAGCCGCTTCAACTTGGCGCGCACCGCAGGCTTCGTCCTTGGCCATATCAGCAACTCCTGCTCGTATCCCAAACTTTGGAAGAAGGAAGAAAATAACCATACGCACGAAAACATCCCATGGACGCTGGCATGTGTGGCCAACAATGTTCGTAATGGTTGCTCGCTTGAAGAAGCGTGGACGATGCCGGAAGGTGAAGCCGTCTGGATGTCAGTAAGCCATGCAATCTACAACGGATCGAAAATCGACGTGCTATCTACCGACGAAGAAAAGGAACTTGATTTGAAGAAGTTCAACGAGCGCATCGAAGCCTACAAAAAATCCAAATCTAATCCCAAGAACTAATGGCTGGAACCGACCTCACAGTATACATTGGCGCTGACGCATCTGCTTTCGTCAAGGGGATGGATGATGCCATCAACAAGTCTACCGGCAAGCAGGGTAGCGGTAAGTTCGCAACGCTTCTGAAAGACGGCCTTGAAGGAGGCTTGTCTGGACTGGTTTCCAGCGTAGGTCAGATGTTTGGCCCAAAGGGTCAACTGATAGCCGCCGCAATCAATCTGATTACCGAAGGGGTAACCAAACTGATTGAGAGGGCCAAGGAGTTCCGGAACCTGTCCTATGCCACCGATCTAACGACAAAACAGTTGATGAAGTTGGAGACGGTTTCACAGGCAACTGGCGTTTCCCTAAACTCGCTTGCTGGTGCTTTCCATGAGTTCAACAAGCGCATGGCTACCGCTCAAATCCGTGGTAGCGAGTTCAATATGGCGGCGGCTAAACTCGGTCTAGACATGGACAAACTGAAGAACCGTTCCATGACCGCCGCAGACGCCATGGAAGCCCTGTCGCGCGCGCACAAGGCTGGTACCGACGCCGCCACCTTGGCCTACTACGGCAATCTTCTCCTTGGGTCGTCCTACGAGCAATTGCTTCCAATCATCAAGCGAGGTACGGCAGACATGAAGGCTCTTTCAGATGCAACCCTAGGAAATACCGATACAGCCACACGCGCGATGGCTTCCGTTTCAGACATGTGGAACGTGTTTTGGAATAACTTCAAAGCAATTGCATACGAAAGCCTTGGACAATCAATCAATCGTTACAAAACTTTTTATGAGGTGATGGTGGCCATCCCGCTTGCACTCGCCACTTCAAAAACATTAGGCCCAGAAGCCGGGGCGCGCTATTTGAACACCCAAACGGTTGGTCGAACTGATGACGAAAAGTTACGACTTGCCGGGATCACCGCATCAAGAATGGATGAAAAAAGCGGCAAAAGGTTCCTTGAGGAGTTCGGGAAAATCCTTGGCGCTGGCGGAAAGAAAATCGAACCCTTTGGACTCCAGTCCGCGCAAGGCGCGTCCCAACTCCAGCAGATGGGCGGCGGCGACATCGTGTCCGCCATCGCCTTCACGCCTCTTGAACGCATCGCCAAGGCAAGCGAACAGACCGCAGAAAACACCAAACCCAAGGATAAGTCTGTGGAAACCGAAAAGGACAAAACCTTCATCAATTTGGGATTCTAATTTATGGCACGAACTGATTACGGAAACAATTTAGCAGAACCACAATTACAGCCAAATTGGACTGTGAACGCCGATGGTTTTGGACTTGTCCAACTCAAGGCGCAGTTCCGTTGGGACTACAATTACTTCATCGCCAACGATGCCAGCAACGGCTACTTCCAGCGCGGCAAACAATTCACGGTAGCAAAGTACAGTTTTTGCCGGATGTACAAGTGGGACTATGTCGAGGAAAAGAACGGCGTAGTACTAATCACGGCTGAATACTCTGGCATTGAACAAGAATACGTCGTCACAGGTGGCTTCATCACCTTGCCGCAAGTCCAGATGGTTGGATCGTCGTCCGCAGAGGACATCACGCACCACCCGAACTTCATCCGTAAGAATTGCATCAGCAACGGACTCACCAAAGTCCTCGCTGGCCCACCTCCCCCCCGTGGGGACTTCGACAAATCATCTGCAACCAATCCAAACCGCGCCCTTTGGACTCCCATCGTAGCCAACCAAGGCGCGCTGAACAATTGCCAATTCGTAGCCTTTCTTCCTCCAAATAATGATGCCGAAGGAAGCGTAAACATCAAGGCTGGCGTAAAGTCCTACTACAAGCCACAGTCAACCCTGCGCGTACTCATCTACGTCAGTTCGGACACCGAAGCCAATGCCGCCACCCTTGCGTTGACCAAGGCTTCGTATGTCGGATGGTCTACCAATGGGTCAATCTTCAACCTACCTGCGGAATACAAGAAACTTGCCGAAAAGGACGCCTATCTCGGCAACTTCAAGTACGATGAAACGTATGAATCCAAGATCAACCGTTCTTTCCTCATCACCAACTGCTCGGTCGAAAAGTTCGGCTGGGTCTACAAGGTGACGGCTGACTTGATGCTTTCCGGCATCGCTGGCTGGGATAAGGACATCTACCCAACCATTCCTTCTCCGGGCTAATGGGTTCCATCACAGGATTCAACTCGTCGGTAACGGGAGCCTTCTCGCAGGGCAATCCCCTGTCCGCCGCCAAACTAAACAAGTTGGCGTCCGGCGTTGAACTGACCAAGACGCAGTTCAGCGACGGACTACTGTTCCAAGGTGGCCCATCTGGAGTCCCTTACACCGTCCAGTATCCGACGCCCCTCTACATCGAGGGCGAGCCGCAACAGTTCCAAGTTAAGATGAACGGCAACGATCTGTACGTTGCCAGAGGGCGAGTCATCTGCCGCAAGGCCGATACCGCCACAACCTACCCCGGCTCCGAAGGCGGCTTCCCGACCAATTGCTTGAGGGAGTACGATGTTAGGGCGGTTGCTATTTGGCCCGATGATTCGTTCGTGGAAGGCACAGAGCCGACAAGCCCTTGGATGGATGACAATGGCTACTTCACCTTGACGCCTCCAGAGGAAGGACTGAAGCAATACGGGGTCTATCTGGTGATGAACCAGTACAATGTCTACGAAGGCACCTTGAGCGCGGGAACCCCCTATCTGGCCATCATGGAGTTGAACGGGGACGCTTGGAACAAGACCCAGCCATGGGGCGGCGAGGACTTCTGCGACAACCAGAACTTCTTCCAGATTTCACGGCTTTCCCTGTTGAGCATCCCAAACCCGTCCGACCCGTATGACCCGGAGTTGGCTACGACCTTCTGGGTGACCCACGCCGATACCATCGACACGGAGTCGTTCACCCCGATGCCCTACAAGTTGCAGAACTACAACTGCCAGCGCGTACCCATCGCGCTCATCGGTTGGGATGCGGAAAAGGAAGATTGGTCTTTGACCCAGTACGCCATCGGCACCATTACCATCCCCTACAACATCTTCTACAACGGGCTGTACGAGATCAAGACATCGGAAACCGACCCCTCTTGGATTGATACCCCCCTGTATGACAACAAGCAAAACGAATGGGAAGGTTTATTTACGGACTGCTTGAAGTGGGACGGTGAGGGGGATAATCCGACCCAAATCATCCCAGTTTAAGGGTTTCCGGGGTAGGTTGACATACGGCTAAATCCAAAGCCTTATGCCCTGCGCGCCTAACTTCAGTTTCACAAGGGGTTCGACCTTCTCGGCAAACTGCGTCTATACCCCGGACGCAGGTGGCCCTCCAGACCTTGACGGGGTGACCATCAAGTCCCGTGTCCGTGACTCGCGCGGCTATGAGCATACGCTGACCACCACCGTGACTTCCAGCACGACCTTCGTGCTTTCCTACGACAACACCGAGGACTGGTATGCAGGGACTGCGTTCTGGGACATCTTGTTCATTAACAGCGGAGTCGCCTTCTATTCCCAGACGGTGAACATCAACGTGTTGAACAACGTGACCCCTAACGAATAATGGCCCTCAACATCACGGTACTGGAGTCCGCCAACCTTGCGGTCACGGTAGTAGACTCGTCGAACATCGCGCTTACGCCGACCGCCCCTGCGACCATCACGGTTGAGGTTGGGGTTCCCGGCGCGGCGGCGACCATCACGGTAGGCACGACCACCACGCTCGACCCCGGCTTGAACGCCACGGTCACGAACGTCGGGACGGTATCCAACGCCATCTTCAATTTCGGCATCCCGCGCGGGGAGCAGGGCATCCAAGGGATTCAAGGCATCCAAGGCATCCAAGGCCCAGCAGGGACTTCGGGCGTGGTCTATGCCACGGCACCATTGTCCTATGACTCTGGCACCCAGACGATCAGCATCGACCTGTCTGCCTACGCCACGCAGTCCTTCGTCACCAGCCAAGGCTACATCACCATCTCCGCGCTGACGCCCTATCTTACTTCGGCTACTGCGGCGGCTACTTACTACCCCCTTACCAACCCTGCTGGCTACATCACGGCATCGGCGTTGTCGGGATACGCCACGGAGTCTTGGGTTAACTCGCAGGGCTTCCTCACTACGGCTGACCTTACGGGATACGCCACGGAATCGTGGGTCACCAGCCAAGGCTACCTAACGGATGCCCCGTCTGACACCTACGGATATGTCCGCAAGGCTGGGGCATGGTCTTATTCCCCGAAGTTCTACGAAGTCCAAGTTGGTGCATGGACTAACCTATCCTCTGGCCAATACCTCATCAATGATGGCTCTTATGTGACCAACATTACTGCGGCGGCTATCTCTCTTACGGATACTCTTAATGCTGGGATGTTTTTGAGGAATTACGGAATTGAGTTTCCGGACGCAACAACCCAAACGACGGCTGGCCTATCTCCCGCTACGGCGGCTACCACCTACGCGCCTATTGCGGCGGCTGTGCCTGTTGGTGGCTCGACCGGGCAAGTCCTCACCAAGACCAGCGGTACCGATTACGCCTTGTCTTGGCAAACCCCTGTTGTTGGTGACCGCTACCTCACGTCCTCGACGACGAGCAACACGATTGGTAACGGCAATAAGACCTTCACGATTGGTACTGGCTTGTCCTACACGACGACCCAAAACATCACCATCTCCTACGACGCCTCTAACCATATGCATGGCGAGGTGCTGACGTACAACTCCGGCACAGGTGTTTTGACGGTGGACATCAATCACCACACGGGGGCTGGAACCTATGCGTCTTGGGTCGTCAATGTAGGCGGTGTTACTCCTGCGACATCGGTTGCTTGGGGCGACATCACAGGAACAATTTCCGCACAAACTGACCTCAACACGGCTCTGGGACTAAAGGCACCATTGGCCAGTCCTACTTTCACGGGAACCGTGACCATCCCGGCTGGCGCGTCCATCTCTGGCTACGCGCTTCTGGCTTCCCCGACCTTTACGGGTGATCCCAAGGCGCCGACCCCTGCGACCTCGGACAACGACACCTCGATTGCGACCACGGCCTTCGTCAAGGCACAAGGTTATGTCACGTCCTCGTTTGTTGCGACTTACTACTACCCGCTGACGAACCCCAGCAACTTCGTCATCCCCAACGGCACGACCTCCATCCAAGTGACGGGAGGAACCGTTCGGTCGATTGATGGTTCTGACAACTTTGTGTCGCTGGATGGCTCCGCGCTGAACTTCGGCAACGGCTCCACAATCTCTGGCCTATCGGTGAATGGTACGGGCATCACCTACGCAGACTCGACTGTTCAGACCACGGCTGGCATCGGCGACGCGCCTTCCGACGGCTCGACCTACGGACGCAACAACGGCGCTTGGGTCATCGCTGGCGGCGGTAGCGGTTCCGGCACGTTGACCTATTCCTCGCCGTACATCTACGACACGGCCACGTCGTCCAACATCAATGTGCTGGATTTGACTTCTGGTAGCCTAAACGCCAGCACCGTGACGGGTGGCAACGCCCAGATGGATTCTGTTGGCCTTACGCTCACGGCTTCGTCGGGCGCGGTCATCACCTTTGCGGATGCGACCACGCAGTCCACGGCTCCGCACGATCTGCCTATCGGCGGGACGACCGGGCAAGTGCTGACGAAGAACTCTGCGACCGACTACGACGCTTCGTGGGCTACGGCTTCGGGTGGTGGTGGCGGGGTTGATATCCAGACCTTCGGCTCGTCCACGACCAGCGGGACTTTCACTTGGACGAAGCCTGCAAACGCCAAAGTGGTGGAGGTCTTTATGTGGGGTGCTGGTGGTGCTGGTGCTTCTGGCGCTCGACAAGCAACCACGATAGCCAGAAGCGGTGGCGGTGGCGGTGCTGGTGGCACATTGTTCAATAGTCGTATCGACGCTTCCTTCCTCAATGCGACAGAGACTGTCGTAGTTGGAGCAGGGGTTGCAGGCGGCCCTCCGCAAACTACAAACTCAAGTGGCAATCTTGCCCCTCTCAACACTCCTACTGCGTCAACCTTCAGCATTTTTCGTGCAGTAGCAGGGAACAATGCGGTGTCAACAAGTGGTGGTGGGTCAAGAGTACACATTTTCGGAATTGCTGCAGTCACAAATGGTGCTGGTGGTTCTGGCACTACTTCCAATGGAGCGGGTGCAAATCCCACAACTTATTACAACATTATCCCAACAGGTGGCGGTGGTGGCGGCGGGGCTCTTGGTTCGTCTGGTGCCTCCTCGACGGGTGGAGCGGGCGGCAACCTAAACGCCAGCCTTAATGGTGCTGGAATCATCACAACTGTCGCTGGTGGTTCTGGCGGTGTGACTAGCACACCTGCTACTTCTGGCACATCTGCCACTACTGAAATGTTCAGAGGTGGTACAGGCGGCGGTGGCGGTGGTTATGTCACAAACTCTATCGGCGGCACAGGCGGTGCAGGCGGCTGGCCCGGTGGTGGAGGTGGCGGTGGTAGCGCATCTGACAATGGTTTCAACTCTGGGGCTGGCGGTGCAAGTGCCAATGGATATGTAGTCATCATTACCTATTGCTAAAAACCATGTCCTCTACCTTCACCGATCACAACGGCCTCGTCTGGACCCGCTCCGACGACCTCCTCTCCATCACCTGCCAAGACGGCCGCCAAGTCCTAGGCAACGCAGAGATGACGGACGAGTATCTCGTCTCCGTGGCCTACCAATCTGCCGAACCCGTCAAGTCAGATGCCGACCGCATCGCCGAACTGGAAGCCCAACTCGCCGCGCTCATCGCCAAATTTTCCTAATGGAAACCAAAGACAACAAAGGTCGCCCATACGACCTCGAAATCAAAGCCGGACAAACCTTCGTACTCTACGACGGCAAGAAAATCCTACTGCGCGTGAAAGCCGCCAAGGACATCCGCTACCTCACGGCGTGGAAGGCCATCGTCGGCACCGAAGCCGAAGTCGATGGCAAGGTCGCCGAACTCCAACTCTCCTAACATCATGGCATACGCATACACGTTCCTCACGGGCATCCTCATCGGCTTCTTGGCTGGTATCCTCGTATACCGCCGCCATGCCGAAAAACTCAAGTCCGCCGAGGACAAGGGTAAGTCCATCATCGACGCGCTCAAGGGTCGCTAATTAAAGCCAAATGCGTTCTGCGTTAATTACGGTATTCCTTATTAACGTGGCGTTGCTGGCGGGGTGCGCCACGACTGGCACCGAAGGGACTGGCACCGCCACCCCTCCCGTGGACGAATTGACCAAGGTCGGCGAGCAAATCGACAAGGCGGATGCCCGCATCTCCGCCGGGGTGCAGGTCGCCCGCAACGCCAACGCGCAGGGCAAAGCCGCCACCGTCGAGAAGGAACTCGCCGTGGTCGCCGCCTACCTACCCCCGCCCGACCCCCACAACCTCGCCTACATCGCCGAGCGCGTCCGCCGTGACGATCCCGCCGAGTACAAGCGCGCCATGGAAGCCGGGGCCAAACTCCTCGCCGTCATCGACGCCAACTGGGCAAGGGCTGAATCCGACGCCGCCAAGAACAAGGCCGCGCTGGACAAGGCAAACGCCCAAATCGTCGAATTGAAGGCGGAAGTCGAGCGCGTGAAGTCTGAAGGCATCAAAAACGCCTTCACCGTGGCGGCTGGAGCCTGTTTCCTCGCCGCCCTTGGTCTGGCTATCCTTGGACAGTACATCCGCGCTCTGGGGGCATTTGCGGTGGGTTCCTGCATCGCCGCCCTCCCCTACCTGTTTGGCATCCCGCCGCGCCGTCCGCTACGCATGGGCTTGTTCCAGTCCGAAGGGGACATCGGTGACATGGCGGAATCCTTCCAAGGCATCTACTCGTCCATGCGGCTTACGCCCAAGGAGAAGGAGGACTGCGTGTCGAACCTCAAGTTCTTCATCGAGTCATCCAAGATGGGCAAGGAGTTCATCGACTTGGTTCGCAAGGTCATCGTCAGGCACAAGTTGGATGTGGTGGTCATCGACCCTATCACGGCGTTCGTGGGGGACGACATCAACGAGGGCAAGGCGGTCAACCATTGGTGCCGCGCGTTGCTCGACCCGATGCTCAAGGAGACGGGTTGCGCGGCGATCCTCGTCCACCATGAAGGCAAGCCGAAGGCCAAGGAAGTGACGGATGGTCAGACCTTCTCGGACTTGATGTACAGCGGGACGGGTTCCAGCCATTTGGTGAACTACGTCCGCGCCGTCCTCAACATCCGCCGTGAGTCCAAGGACAAGCCCATTTTCTCGTTCAACCTCACGAAGCGCGGGGAGAAGGCTGGGATGCGGACGCTGGACGGCAAGCCTACGCTGACCTTGAAATTGAAGCATGCCGACGACCGGGTATTCTGGGAGATGGCGCCGATGGCGATGGGCTTCCAGTTGCTCAAGGTGGGGGAGCAGTACGCGCACTTCGCCACGAAGCCGAGCATTAGCCGTAAGGCTTTGCTGGAGGAACTGACGAACGAACATTCGCTTCAGCAAGACCAAGCGGAGGCTTTGGTGAAGGCCATGATCACCAACGGCATCATCAAGCCGATGAAGGTCGGCGCGGCTTTGTACTACCAAGGGACGAAGGCTTAATCGCCCTTCTTGAAGATACGCACCGCCACGGCGACGCCGCACCCAAGGCACCCGATGGCGAGCGCCAGTCCCAAGTCCCGGCAGGTCTTGAGCGCCAAGGTAGCCGACGACAGGTTCTTCTCCAAGTTCTTGTCGTCGGACTTGGTGCCTGCGTCGGTGATGAGCATGACCATGGCGCGGCATCTTGCTGACGTACTCGATTAGTTTGAGGGGGGGCTTACGCATTGTTTTTTTT